ATAGATATTATACAACACATATTGACATCTGGGCTGACTTTTTTCGCCCCGACAGTAGCGTCAGCCTCGGTATTACAAGCAAGGCAGGAAATTTATCAGGAATTACTAAATTGCCAGATATTTCTGAGTAAGCAGATTGGTGTTACTTTTACTGAAAGTAATGAAATGGTATATTTTGAATTTAGAAAAGTCATTAATTTAGCTGTTAAATATTTAAAAGATACTGGACCTCAATTATCTGATTTAGGATAAATAAATAGCAAAAGCCCCCAATTGGGGGCTTTTATTTTATATACTATCTATTAAAATAAAGTTATGTTATAATATAGCTTTATTTATATTCATAATATATCAAATGTGAGCCTAGTAATGAGTAAACCGGATGTAAAAGTAGCAAAGCTATTAAAAATTTTAACAGGTGATAAAAAGATTGATCAAGTCGCAAATATTATTGACAAAATACAAGTAAAAGATTTTGAACAAATTAGACCTATAGTTCCAATAGAACAGTGGTTAAATGATCAATATTATTGCGGACGTGATTGCGTTGACAAGCTATATCCATTTTGGAAAAATCTTATTTGTGATATTTTTAAAGATGGCAAACAACATTATAATCAGATAGTATTAACAGGCGGCATAGGCTGTAGACCTATTAATGATACACTGTATGAAACTTCTGAAGGTCTACTGCATCTAAATGAAATACAAGAACTTCTTAATAATGATGTAAAAGTATATATTAATACTGAAGATGGTGTTGAACAGATAGTTGCAACACATATTATTGGTGAAAAGGAAACAATAACATTAACATTAAATGATGGTACAGTATTTACTGGATCAAGCGATCATTTATTAAAAGTATTTGATGGCAGCAGTATTATATTTAAAAAATTATCAGACATTACTGAAAGTGACAAAATTATAAAGCTTGAAAAAAATACTGTATTAAGAGATAATAAATATACTTTTTTATATATTATAAATAAAGTTTATTCATGTAACATTGTTGGTTATATTGAGGTAGCCGGTAGTCACACATATATCTCAGATGGTGGATTAATAAATCACAATACTGGCAAGTCGACTGCTGGACTTTATATTATATTAAGAAAACTGTATGAGTTATCATGCTATAAAAATATTGCCGGATTGTTTGGTTTAATGTCAAATACAATGACAGCGTTTTTGTATTTTAGTTTAACAAAATACCAAGCTGAACGATCTGGATTTTCACAATTAAGATCAATAATAGATGGCGTACCATATTTTAGAGAGCTATTTAAAAGAAATCAATTTAGAAATTCAACATTGGACTTTCCTGAAAATATTCGAATATTCTATGGAAGTTCAACTGCAGATATGATTGGTTTAAACTGCATTAGTTGTATAATTGATGAGGCTAACTTTTTTGGTAATAGCTCAGGTTCAGAGGTTGATTTAGGTTCTGTTGAAGAATTATATAATGCAGTTTTATCAAGAACAACATCACGTTTTGCTGCAAATGGTGTAAATAATTCATTAAATCTTGTAATATCGTCTTCAACATTTAAATCATCAATGACATCTAAATTATATGAAAAGTCATTAACAGATTCTTCAATTAAATATGCACGTGCAAGATTATGGGATATTAAACCAAATGGAACATATTCTGATGAAATGTTCTATGTGTTTGCTGGAAATGATAAATTTGACCCATTTATTATAAATAGTACAGCTGATTTATGTACAAAATTAGGAATTAGTTTAGATCCAAGTTTAACAATAAAAGAAGCTATTGCAAAATTGTCTCAAGAATATAGAAATCTCATTGATGAAGTTCCAATGGATTTTTATAAAATTTATAGTAGTAATATAATTCAGGGATTGCAAGATTTCTCTGGAATGTCTGTTGCATCTACTGGTAAATTATTTTCATCAAGATCAACATTTGAAGCTTGTATTGATCATGATATAAAGCCATTATTTACAAAAGATGAGTTTACAGTTGAAACAGGAAACGATGAACCATATAACTGTATTCAATATTACTTAAATGGAATTGACTTCCCACATAAAGAATGTCAGAGATATTTGCATATCGATATTGGTGTGACAAACGATGCTTATGGTATAGCATGTTGTTATAAAAATGGATCAAGAATAATAGATGGAGTTGAAACACCAGATTATTATTATGACTTTGTATTAAGAATTGTTCCACCACCAGCGCCTAAACGAGTATCAATTGCTAGATGTCATGAATTTATTAAATACATGCGAGACAATTTAGGATTAAAAATTGGACTTATAAGTTTTGACCAATTCCAAAGTGAAGCAAGTAGACAATTCTTAACTGAGAATGGATTTAACGTAAAATACCAGTCTGTTGATAAAACAGATGAACAATATTTATTCTTTGTAGATTGTCTTTATAAAAATATAGTTCATTTTAGTGAAGAGTTTGCGTCTTCAATTAAAAAAGAATTATTTGATCTTATATGGTATAGGAATAAACATAAAGTTGATCACCCGTCAGATACAAAACATGGCGGAATGAAAGATCGAATGGATGCCGTTTGTGGAGCACTGTATAACGCATATATTACACAAGAGACTGCATTTAATCCTGATGATATTCTTAATTTAGCAAAATATAATTCAGGCGATTTAGATAATTATGCTGAACTGCCAACTGAAGATCTGGATGTTGAATCCGGTATTAAAAGAATTTCATTAGAAGATTTAGAAGATCCTTTTAGATATTTAAATATTGACAACTAATTTGTATATCAAATATATGTTTATTATGTAAACATAGTGTTTAATATGGAGATTACTATAATGAAAAAATTAACTATTGAAAAGCGAATTAAACGACTTGAACATCTAATCTATGAATCTGAAGATAGCAATATTATTGACTGTGAATTACTTTTACAGACAATTAAAGACGACTTAGATGATTTACCAGAAGTTGATGTTTATCTTGATGATGATAATCTTGAAAACGGATTTGTGAATGTTAGTTTTTATAATCCAACGTTTATAGCTGATTATGAAGTTGTCCTTGATGAAGATGATGGCACTCTTGCAGTTAGTAATGATGGACAAACAGTTGGTGAAGCTGAAGATGCTGGTGAAGCTGGTGATATGATTGCTGATCACTTTATGGATGAATATATGCAATATTAAATCTAAGTAATTTATTATGTAATAACACTTTATTGGAGCAGTATGTTTATTACAATTCTTGGATTGATTGGATCAGGAAAATCAACATTAGTGTCTAATCTTGCAAAAAGTGGCAACTATATTGAATATCAAGAGCCTGTTGAATCAAATCCATTTCTTGAATTATATTATCAAGATCCACATAGATGGTCTTATGCAATGCAAGTTAATTTATTATTTGAGAGATATAAACAATCACAAGAAGCATTCTTAAGATCATCACGTGGTGAAGATACAATAATTGACAGCTCAATATATTCAGATGCAGCATTTGCATTAGTTCAAAGACAATCAGGATATTTTACTGATAAAGAATATTTATCATATATAAATATTCACAAAGTGATTGCAGCACAAACTGCATATCCAGACGTCGCCGTATGGTTAGAGTTGTCACCAGAAGATACTTTAGAACGTATCAAAAAGCGATCTAGAGATTGTGAGTCTGGTATTCCTATTAAGTATCTTCAAGATCTATATGAAGCATATAAAGTAATTCTTAATAAACTAGAATCACATACTAAAATTATAAAAATTGATGCAAGAAAATCAGTTGAGACTGTATGTGATGAAGTTTCAAATATTATATCAAATTATAAGCTAAATAGTTCACAGTTTGATATTAAATATTATTAAATATTATTCTACAATAGCAAATAAACTAAAAAGAAGGATGTATATTTAACATTAATGTTAGGTTTACGTCCTTTATTTTTATATGGAGATCTGTATGAATATTGACGATAACAATTTTAATGATACTATAAAAGAAAACAAAGTTACAGTTGTTGACTTTTGGGCAACTTGGTGTGGTCCATGTAGAGCAATGTCAATGTTCATTGATAAATTAATTTATGAACATAAAGATAATAGTAATATAAAATTCTGCAAAGCTAATGTAGAAGAATGTGAATCAGTAGCTGAACAACTTGGAATTCAAAATTTACCGTGTGTAATATTCTTTAAAGATGGTAAAGAAATAGAAAGAGTAATTGGTAATAATCAAGCAAAAATTAAAGAAATTGTTAATTCACTTGTAGGATAATAGCCCATTATGAATGATAAAGAAGTATTTGACATATTAACTGCTGAAGAAAAAAGACAGCATACAACTTTAAGAATGGTTGCTTCTACAAATCAGGTATCTGATAATGTTAGAAAAGCGTTGTCTAGTGTTTTTACGAACTGCTATAGCGAAGGCTATCCAGGAAAAAGATATTATCAAGGACAAGAAAACACTGATAAAATTGAAAAACTTGCAATAGAACGTGCTAAAATTGCATTTAAGTTACCTAATGATTGGCACGTAAATGTTCAACCGTATAGTGGAAGTCCTGCGAATCTTGAAGTTTATAATGCACTATGTGAACCTGGTGATATTGTAGTAGGTTTGGGTCTTAATTCTGGAGGTTGGTGTTAGATTTGGCTTCCCTTAGATGGTGACATCTTTGTAAAAACCGTGAATATGCTGGAACACCTTTAGAGCTTTGATTACCATTTGTATATTATAATTGGTGACAATATTAAAGATTAGGCAATCAGCAGGGACAAGCGTCATGGCGAGCCCTCAGAGACTACCAAGCGGCGACTTAAATATGATAATTTATAAAATTCAAAATAAAAATAATTGTAATGAAATTTATATTGGTAAAACAAAGAATTTAAAAAATAGAATTTATCAGCATAAAAGTAGAGCTAAACAACATTGTGATAAAAAAGTATATAAATGGATTAATAGTATTGGATTTGATAATATTGAATTATAATTGAATGTATATGCGATGATAAAGATAGTGCTCTTATTGAAAGAGAAACTGTTAAAAAATATGAAGAGCTTGGTTATACACTTTATAATGATCAATTAACAAAATTATTTAATCCATCAAATACAAGATTTAATGATAGACATTCAGTATATGAATTATATTTAAATTCAAGTCTGTCAATAAACGAAGTAGCTGATAAATTTTCTATTAGTGAATCTTTAGTTAAAAAGATTATAAAAGAATATAATTACTCTAAGCCACACGGTAAGCTACATAAATATTACAAAGAAATTCAACAGCAGCTTATATCTGGCTGTTCTATTAGATCATTAGCTAAAAAATATAATGTTTCAAAAAATTCAATTGCCAATATAAATACAGGTATTACATGTTTTGATGAAAATTTAGATTATACACTTAATAAGTATGTTAGAGATAACATTATAAAAAATTCTTGGTTTAAGTCGAAGGTATAGTCCGAACTTATATGAGAGTATAAGATTAACAAATTGCATTTAACACATGGTCACAAAGTAAACTTCACTGGAAAGAATTATACTGTTCATCAGTTTGATGTAGATAAAGACACAAAGATGATTGATTATAACAAACTTGAAGATTTTGTTTATAATCTTCATCCAAAAATGATGCTCATTGGTACAACTGCATATAGTCGTATTCTTGATTGGAAACGATTACGTGAAATTGCAAATAAAGCAGGATGCTATTTTGTTGCAGATATTGCTCATGTTGCTGGCTTAATTGTTGGCGGAGCTTATCCTTCACCTATTCCTTATGCTGATGTTGTTACACTTACTACACATAAAACACTTCGAGGACCGCGTGGTGGTATGATATTATGTAGTGGTGAACTTGCAAAGAAAATCGATAGATCAGTATTCCCCGAAATGCAAGGCGGGCCGCACATGAATCAGATTGCTGCATTGGCTGTTGCTTTAGGTGAGGCTCTTCAACCTGAATTTAAAATATATGCTGAGCAAGTTATTAAGAATGCAAAACGTCTTGCAGATTTATTAGTGCATATATATGGACTTAATATTGTTTCAGGTGGTACAGATTCGCATTTAATGGTCGTAGATTTAACATCTAAAGGCATTGATGGAAAAACTGCAGCAATTGCATTGGAAAAAGCTGGTATAGAGTGTTCATATTCTACAATTCCATATGATCCTAATCCACCAGCAAGACCATCTGGAATTAGATTAGGTACTGCTATTTTAACAACAATTGGTATGAAAGAAGATGATATGAATACTGTAGCTGCGTATATCAATAAGGTGCTGGATAACTATGATAAAGATAATGTTTTAGCAACTGTAAAAGAACAGATTGCTGAATGGGTTTTATCATTTAATATATAAATTAAATATCAAATATATTTGAATGTTTACATCTTTTATATAAATATTTAATGATATTAATATGGAGAATATAACAATGCCGCGTATTAGTTTAGAAGATCGTATTGCAAGACTAGAAAGAGCATTTAAAGCAAATACAGCTAATCGTCGTAAATTTGAAGCTGATGAAGATGAGACAGCTGCTGAAGATACAGTTGCAAGTAAAGAAGATCTTGATAAAGCAGGTAAAGACCCTGAAGTTCAACAGAAAATTGCTGCAATTACAAATAGTTTAAAAGATGCTGGACTTATTGATTTCGTTCAAGACGTCAATGCGATGATGAGCGATGAAAAAGGGCGTTTAGCACTTGAATTAGTTGCTGGTACATTATCAGCTGATCAACTTGAAGAAATGGGTTTAAAGAATGTAAAATTTAAATTTGTTGCAAATGCTGCAACACCTGTTAAAAATTTACATCCTACACAAAATGAAATTGGATTTTCAAATTCATTAAAATTCCCTGTACAAAATGCTGCAAGTTGTAAACAGCTTATTGCTGGTGATAGTGTTAAAATAAAAATTCCTATTATTACATGTAACGGCTCATTAATTATTGATGGTCATCATCGTTGGTCACAGACTGCTTGTGTAAACCCTGATGCTACAATGGAAGCATTAGATCTTCAAATTATAACACAAGAAAAAGGAATCGACTTTAAAAAAGCGTCTGATGTTCTTAAAGTTACACAAGCTCTAATTATGGCTCTTGCATTAAAAGCTGGTAAATCAAAGTTGCCATCAGCTAATAGCAAAGCATTAGAGAACTTATATGCAATGTCACCAGATCAACTATTCAAAAGTATTGTTGATTTTGATGGTAGTCATGACGGTCTTGAATATCTTGCTACAAATACATCACGTGTACGAGATGCTGATTTTGAAGATTTAACTGGTAATGTAAGAAAAGCAATTGCCGCTATAACTGATGAACGTGTTGAAGCTGTTAAAAAACCTGATAAAGCAGAAGATGAAAATGCACCAATTGCTGGTTGGAATAAACTTAGCAATGATGCTAAAGCTGCAATTTATTTAACAGCAAATTGTATGGTATTACCAAAACCAGCTGCGGATGCTACACTTCGTAAATATATGCCTCAGACTGACGGTGCTGGTGATGTTAATATTACATTAGGCGATCTTAAAGATGCTGCTAGTAATGGTTTGAATGTTAAAGAAAGTCGATTTAAGCACAATAGAGTAGCAAAACTTGAAAATAGAATTGCTAATATTGAAAAAGTATTAAATCGTAAAAGCAAATAATATATGTAATAAGCTACATAGATGTAATGCTGTTTAAGCCATAGTTGATATCTAAAACTTAGGTATCATTCTATGGCTTTAATTTTATACAATTTATACAACCATGGAGAATTATCATGATAAAAGATTGGTGTAGTAAAATTGGTTGTGTCCTTAAATCTGTTTTAGGTGATATTAGAATAGAAAAAAAGATTACAGATATAGCTACTTCAGATGCTGATTTACTTGAGTCTTCTAAATCAGAACCTGCTGTAAATACTGAAATTGAAAAAGTGCAAGTAAAGAAAGAACCTGTTGAAATTAATATTCATAATCCAATATATGAGTATGCACATGGTAAAAAATTTAGTAATCCCCCAACTTGGATTGTTGTTCATTATACAGCATGTATGAATGTTAGTGCAAAATCAATGTGTAAGGCAATGAAGAAAAATACAGGCGCCTCATCTCACTTCTATATTGATGAAAAAGATATTTATGCAGCTGTCCCATTAAAATATGTAGCATGGCATGTTGCTGGAGGGAAAGTGCAACAGCCAAAAAGCGGTAAAGTAATGTCTTTAGAAGAATTAGCTAACTATAAAGTTAAGGATTGGAGATATGATCTTGCTGCACGTAATCACTTAAAGTGGCAAAAAGATGGTGATGATTTCAAAGGCAACTATTACTCAATAGGTGTTGATTTTTGTGTTAAGAAGACTGATACTAAAAATGATAAATCAGCAACAGCAACAGATTGGTACTTTGAAGATGAGGCTGTTGAAAATGTTGCAAAGACTGTAGCATATCTTGCAAATGTATATAAGATTAAATTAAATCATATAATTAGACATGGAGATGCAACTGGAAAACTTTGTCCACAGCCATATACATATCCACCTGAGGCTGGTGATAAAAGATGGGAAGCTTTTAAAGAAAAAGTTGCAGGTTATATGGATTGTGGTGTTATAGCGAAATGGGTATAAAATAAAAACATCTGCTTTATTTTATCAATATGTGATGTATATTAGTAGTATTGTGTTGATAATATTACTAACGATAAACTTGGAGCTTTGGTAATTAATGGGTCTTAAATTTGATGTACAGTCTGTTATTAAGTATGCTGCATATGAAACATCACAAAACGGATATGTAAAGCGAGCTGATGATGAAGATAATTGTACAGCTAATAAACTTTTTGATTTACTAATCAAAAATGAACTATCAGATGAACAGTTGTCTTCTGTAAAAGATCGTGTATCAAAATGGTTTGCATATATCAATTCACAAGATAGTGATTACTTTAAAGAAGTAAAATTAGAAATTGCTAAACCAAAAATTGATGAAGTTAAACTTGGTTTAATTGCAAGTTCATTCGCTTCATTTGACAAGCACATGTCATTTGTAGCATTAAATGAAATTGAAAAATCATCTGAATATTTAGGTGAAGAAGGCGACTCTGTAGCATTTTGTATTAGAGATTTCAAGATGATTAAATCAGGAACTTCTAAATTTAAAAATGGTGATTCAAAATGGTATTTATATAAAATTCATGATGTAAATGGTAATTCAATTACATTATTTGCAAATGAAAACATGGACACTGATTTTAAATCACATAAACAGGTTGAAGCTACTGTTCAAAAATTATCTGAATATAACGGTATTAAGCAGACACAAATTTCAAAAGTAAGGTTTGTATAATGACAAGTTCTATAGTTGAGTCTAATTATAAAATGTTATGTATTTTGTATATTAGTTATAAATCAATTATAGAGGATATAGAAAATATTGCAAAATGTTTAGATTCTGATTTTAGAGCTAATAATAAATTATCTATATTAAATTTTTTGTTGCAAAAAATAGAGAAATATCCAATTACATGGAAATTTTATACACAACAGCATTTTAAGTTCAACAGAGAATTTGAAGATTTAGTAATTTTTATAGATGAATCAAATATCTATAAAAATGGCTGATCGATGATGTAGTACTGTTGTGATAATAGAATTTACATTATTTGCTTTTATATTGCTTTAAATATAAAATTAAGCCGTCATTCATACTAAAGCTCCTAGGTCACCCATCTATCTATTTATAGGTGGGTGATTTTATTATATTATTAGGAATATAAAACCATGTTAATAATTTCAAAAGAAAAATTATATGATTTAAAATTAGAAAAATATAGAATATATACAAAAGAAGCTGTTAGAGACGGAATAGAATGTTTTTCATCATTAGATGATCTTGATAAATCAGAAGCATTTTGTAGTACTGTTGTGCCTATTAATCATATTAAATATTCAAAAGCTGATAATAAATTCTATTATACAAAAGAAGATTTATCAGATTATGCTGATTGGTATAAAGCACATGTTTTACCAACTATTAAAAAGTTTAAAAAGTACAAATATCATGATAATTGTACATCAGAAGTTGGTGACGGTGTTGGAAAAGTTATAGATGGTTATGGTTGTATAGTTGATGTCTCTGATTTGCCTGCATTTCAAGGTGTTGAAATAAATGAAAATTCAGCTGTATATGAATATAGATTTTACTTAACACTATTTAATAAATATACTATTAAGCAAATCAAATATGACAGACATGATTTATATGATTATAAACTTCAATCATCAAAATTTGATTTAGCTAGTAAGCTTCAAAATTCAGATTTTCTAAAATCAAAAGACTTTAAAATAATCAATTATTTACGAAAAAATAATGAGCTTGTACCAGTTGGAATAATTCTTAAAGAAGATAACACAGAAAAATATAGTGTTGAATATGGTACTGTTTTCATCAATATGAACAATCTTATTGTAATAAATTGGCATTAAATGCTTATTATAATAATAAAATGTTGTATATAAAACTTAGTCATTATAATGACTAAGTTTTTATTTTTAGTTTAAGTTTAATGTAGGAATTTAATGTTATGCCAAAAGTATCAGCAAAGAAAGATCGTGCTAATAATGTGAGCACATATAATGATGAATTTATCAATTCTATTACTCTTAAAAATATTAAAAGCTTTTCAGAACTTAGATCGCTATATACTAAACTGAAAAAAGCGAATGAAATAATGACTGATTTTTATATGACTATATTCTCAGATTATGTCATGTCTATTAATAGTAATTCTGATGATGTATGTATAATACCTGATTTAGATACAGTTAAAAAATATAAGGTACTTACATCAAAAATTCAAAAAGCTTACAATTATATTAGCTTTTTAGTTAATTTTGAAAATCCATTTTCAAATAAATAAGGCATGATAAAATGACAGGTAATACAAATATGCAGCAAATTAGTACTAAAAGCAAAAGTCTTAAGCATGCAATTAAACAATATGAAGTATATAAGAAATTTGTAGATTTGTATAATTCTACAAAAACATTAGATGAATATATCTCTTTCTTAAAGAAAGATTTTGATTCAATGAGTGCTAACACCGTTGAAAAGTACAATGTAATGATACAAGCATATAATATTGGTAATCATGAACCATTATTAACAAATCTTTTTTATAAGTTAACGAATATTGATGAAAATAAAAATAATCTTGCAAGAGAGCTTAAGCTTTTACTTGAGGAATTATGAAAATTACATTAGATAATGTAGGAATCGTAAATCATTGTGATGTTGAATTTGTGCCTGGTTTAAACCTTATTATTGGTCAATCAGGTTCAGGTAAATCGACATTAATGCGAAGTATTCATAATATTGCAACAAATGAATTTTCAGATAGTGATATTTCATTTGGAAAAAATACAATGAATATTGAAATTAATCTTGGTGATGATTCTGTATCGTATACGAGGCATGTAAAGTCAAAAGGTGATAAATTTTATTATACTGTAAATGGAAACAAATATGCTAAAGTTGGTCGATCAGCTGTACAGCAAGCAGCTGATATATTAAAAATAGGCAACCTTGATATTAATGGTGAAGACATTAATTTTAATTTCAATTTACAGTTTTCAACGCCATTTCTAATATTTGGTAGTCAATCAACACTATATAATGTTTTAACATATAGAAGTACATTTGATGTATCATCAATGAATGACTATTATAATACTGATGTTAAATCAAATGCAAATGATATTGCTACAAATGAAAAAGTAAAAGATCATCTTGAGCATGATTTAGAGCAACTAGAATCACAAGAAAAAGAATTTGCACCTATTGAAAAATTATATAGTGATTTAATTGCTTATAAGCATAAATATTCTATGCTGGAAGAGTTGAATAGATATGCTTCAGATAAAAATACATCCATCAATATTGCAAATAAGACACAACAAATTAAGTGTATCACTGATAAAATTGAAAACATTAACAATACAATCAAGTGTCTTTTGGATTTAAATGTAATACTAAACAGTATAAAAAATCAAATTAATATTACAGCTTTACAATGTGATATTGTTTCACTTATAGAAAAAAATTCTGCAACAATTGGTTTAATTTCAACAATAATAGAATTGAATAAGCTAAATATAAAGACAAAAGAACATTTTAATATTAATAAAAAAGTTCGTGCATTAAATAAATGTATTTCAAATTCTATACTTGGAAAAATTAATGCTGATTTTATTGACAGCTTGGCTAAACAAAATAAAAGACTGTTACTAAAAAGTAAATTTAATTCTATTATTGATGTGCTTAGTAATATACAAAATGTAAGTATGTCTAATATAGGCAACCTAATTGAATTGCATCGCAAATATAATGAGCATAAATCAATTAGTGATAAATGTATAAAGCTATCTGAAAAAGAATTGCCGATTAAAGCTGAACTAGCAAAATTTAAAGTATGTCCACTATGTGGCAATCAACTATGTGACAGTTGTTTATGATTTAATGTCAAATAGCAGATAAACCGTTTATAATAAAATTTTGAATTTTTTAGTTGACAGACTAAACAAGTTGTGCTATAATGGCTTTACTTATTGAGCAGGATGACTTGCTCAGTTCATTATAGCACAACTCAGGATGGTTATATGTTTTCGAAACAGCAAATGAGATTTTTTGATAGAGCTGCAACAATCGCTTTGGAGTCGAATTTCGATATATTTCATTTAGGTTGTATTGCTGTATTAAAAAATAAAATTATTGCTGCATCATCTAATAAGCTTAAAACACACCCTATACAAGCTGAATACGATAATTATCGGTATAAATGTGACTTTAGTATAAAAAATATGCACACACTGCATGCTGAGATAGCATGTTTAAATCAAATAAAGCAAGATATTAATTATAAAGATCTAGAGTTGTATATAGTACGTGTAAAAAAGAATGGTGAATATGGTTTAGCTAGACCATGTGCAAGTTGTATGCCATTTATTATAAGTAAAGGAATTAAAAAGATATACTATTCAACAAACTATGGATTTGCAAGTGAAATTCTTAATTGCAAATAATTACATATCTATTATTACATAATGCGTTAATTACTATATATTACTTAACAATTTAATAACATGGAGATTTAGTATTATGACTAAAAGTGAATTTGCTAAGAAAATTAAAAGTGCTCTTAATTTAAAGAATGAAAAAGATGCAAAAGCTGTTATTGATAAAGTTGCTGATGTTATGATGGAAGTGCTTAAAGCTGGCGATGAAGTTAAACTTGGCGAACTTGGTAAATTTATGGTGACTGAACGAGCAGCGCGTAAATGTAGAAATCCACAAACAGGTGAAATAATGGAAGTTCCTGCACGTAAGGCAGTTAAATTTAAACCTGCAATGGCTGCAAAAGTTTTATTTATTGATTAATATTAGTTATTAGAGAGCATATTTCAATGTATATTATACATTGAGCATTGTATAAATCCCTAGGTATTTAATAAATGCTTAGGGATTATTTTTATCTCTAATGGAGAATAGTAATGAATAATGATGAGCTTATTGTTAAATTTAATGAACTTAAAACAAAACACTCTGAATTAACAGCTGAAAAGCTAAAATATGAAGCAAAGCTTGAACAATTAAATACAGATATTAAAACAATTCAGGACAAATATCCTGAATATGATTTATCTACGGTAGAATCAGTTGAAAAAATTATTAGTGATTTAACATCTAAATTAACAGATGAATTGAATTCTATTAATGAGCAATATAATAAGATTAAGGTTTTATAATGCAGAATGTATTTATTATTGGGGATATGCACCTTAAATGTAATTCTCCAGTATCTCGATGTGATAATTATCCAATTACTATTCTAAATAAATTAGAATATTTATCAAATATTGCTAGTCAATATCACTGTAATAAATTTATTCTATTGGGTGATGTATTTGATGCACCATCTACATCATTACCATATCTTGCAGTAGTTATAAATACATTTAAAAGAATACGTGATAAAGGAATTACAGTATACACTATTGTTGGTAATCACGATATTAAAAATAATAGAATGGACACTCTAGAGTCTACTGCATTGGGAATTCTATTAGCAACTGATTACGTAAAACTTGCTCCAAATGAATTACTTATTGATAAAACAATATTTAGATGTTTTAATTACCCAGATGAAATTTGTAAAAAGCAGTCTGATAATTATGAAGTGTGCATAGCTCATAGGTACTACGAATTTTCATTAGATGATTATTCATTAAGTCATGATGATGTTGTTAATTTAAACTATGATACAATGGTTTTAGGTCATTTCCATGCACCTTGTGATACTCAAATTATAGGAAATACAACTTTATATATTCCAGGTTCTTTGTCAAGAAATACATCAGAACCATATAATAAAACGCGAATACCGCGTATATTAATATTTAATTGTACAAAATGTAAAGCAGCTTATTTAGAAGTTGCTTGTAAAAGTGCATCTGAAATATTTGTTGAAAGTTCAGCATCAAATAATCAGCAAATATTTTCTATGAAAGATTTAATTGGATTTATTACGAGTTCATATTCATCATCAGATATGGACATCCGTAGTTATTTTAGCAGCTTACAAATTCCTATTGAATGTAGATCAAAAATAGCTAAATATTTAGATTTAATTGGAGCTTAAAGTATGTGTGAATCTAATAGTATGCATCTTTATTTTAATGGAGATGATTTTACAAATTTCATTTCATTTGCAAAAACAATGAATGCCAGAGCTAAATCAAATTTAGCAAAGATTGCTCTTCTGCATGTAGAGGATAACCAACTAGTATGTAGAGCAATAGATGATACATCTAATTATATTGAGTATAAAGTTGATTTATTTAATAATAGCAATATGATTGACGACTATATTGCTGTATCAATAAATGATTTAATTGCTTTGGTTAAATGTGCTAATAGTGACAAATTTATAATTAGAAAAAATTTATCACAGTATGAATTTAATATTATTGGCGGCGGTTGGTTACCATTTAGAGTTGTTGAAGTTGATACAAGTAAATATATTTTAGATGGCACAGTATCTGAAATTGGTACAATCAATTCAGTTAAATTAAGAAATGCAATTAATTCTGTTGTTGGCTATACGCAAGATTATACATATGCACGCGATATGTATATTCAGTTTAATGAATCAAGTATGACAACAACATCTCGTAGATCATATGTAATTACAAAAGATAAATTTGTTAATATGACTCTACATAGAGATGATGCAAATCTACTAAAATCGTTATTAAAAGATAATTTTGATCTTTCTGTAGAAAAAGTTGAGTCAGCTGTAGAAAAAACTGTATTTATTGGACCTAAATTTAAATATGCTGTAATAACAGCTGATATACCACCAGTTAGTGTAACATATTATGACAAATTAGAAAACTACATTAAAATTGACTGTGATGATTTGTATAAGATATGTGTGTTTGCTGAAGAGTATTCAGCATCAAAAAAGATCCTTGGTGTAACAGTTAAAGATGGTACATTAAAAATATCAGTTAAAAATATATTAGCTGCAAAGCATGTATCATCAATAAAAAGTAAACAGATTGGTACTGTTGAAGATGTTACTAATGAGGCTGAAATTCCGGCGCATGCTTTATTAAAAGTATTAAAATTATTTCAAGATAAAAAGTCAAAAGAGATTAATATCTATATATCTGATGCAATGATAAAAGATAATAATATGCTTATTATCTTTGATGATAACACACAGGCTAACATTGATATATGTAGCCGATAACTTAATAGGAATATAAAGTAAATAGAACTATGGGAAAATCTTTTAAAAAGGAAAATTTTTCTGAGAACAATAATCGCAATAAATCAAATGATTTCAAACGACGAAAGAATCAAATTAAAAATGAACATTCATATGATGAGCTTTCAGAGTATAAAATCCATGGATTTAAAAAAGAAAAAATTCCTAGATAGTTAAATTGCTTATTATTAATAAGTATATATTAACTGATAGTAATCTCTAAGCCTCTTATTCTGTGATTTGAACAATGCTCAAACATGAGATTCAAAAAGACCATAATTCCTGTATGTAACTTAAGTACACAGTTATTTAGGATTATGGCAACCCATAGTGATATGGGTAATTTTTGTGCTTAAAACATTAAATATGTATGAATGTAAAAATAATCATAGCCATATTTACATTATATAAACTATATAAATTTAAAGTAATTGGTAAATATTACAATAGACTTTAATTTTAGAGGTAATAATATGTATATAAAACATGAGCTCACATTTGATGATATGGGCGATTTTTTATGGGGTAATGCGATTGATAATTGGGATTTTGCAACTGAAGAACAACAATTAGCTGCTTGGGACACACTTATAGATGTATTTCAAGATGAAATTCCAGAAGATACAAAAGTTAATGATTTTATTGCATTTGAGTGTGATGATATATTTTCACCTAAAGATGAAGACTATGATGAATCATTAAAGCGAAATAAATTAGAGTCAAGAATTAAAAGACTTGAAAAATTTATGTTACATAAATAATTTAGTGTGATTAGAATTATATTTGGAACACCTACTATTCTAACGAGTAGTCCTTTAACAGCTAGGAGACTTTCTAGAGGTCATTTACTAGTGGGTGATAATCCGGATTGCCAATTAAGGTGATGCATCAGATTTATAAATTATCTTACGAAGGAAATAGACTGTATTTGCGAATGCCTTGTAGCTGATTAAGTTCAGTGAAAAGTTACATGTCCCTGAAGATAATTTAATAATAAAGCCATTACTATAGTAATGGCTTTTCTTTTATATCAAATAATTATCGAATGTAGCTTAATCTGGTAAGAGCATTATTGATAGCCAACAATACTGTGGCAATAAAGGTATAGGTTCAAACCCTATCATCCGATGGCGACGAATGAGTTGCTTCATACTGTTCTAGATCGGTATGACAGTTTGCTAATAACTGAATTAATGATTAGCGATTAAAATCCTAGTGATGACATGCAATCGTCACTAGGATTTATTTTTATATATTGAATGATTATGAACAGAAAATAAATTTTAAATAAAGTTAAATTAAGTTGGCTAGCTACGTATATAATACTAAATAGTACTATTTAAATGAATTATTCATACTATCATTCATCGCGGATTGAATGATAGATTCATTACAGTGACTTCTTGAGCGTGGGTGTAGAACTTTTATTGATACTTCTTAAGGGTTATATACGATAAAACAAATCCCGCAGATTCAATACAAGCAAATAAGATCATTAAAGTGATCGAATCCATAAGACAATATGGTAGAGCCAAATATAGTAGGTAATGATTTACGCAACAGAAAATTTTATTATTGCGATAGTAAAGTTCAGTGATTTATTTCAGTCTTAAGCGAAATAAATTGTGTGCCGTCTGTTTGTGGAATTACTGAAGTGGCTCATAATAATACCATGTCGAACTGGCGTCCTTGGTCAGCTGTCCTGAAGGTGTCGATAAAAATATAGTAGGAAAAATTTTAAAAATCTTTTTAAAAATAATCATAATAACTATAATAATCATAATAATTATAATCTTAATAACGATAATCATAATAATCATAATTATGATCATTATATTAATGATGTAATTAATGGTTAGAACTTTGAGCTGTATCTTTTGCTGATTCACTGAATCTTAATTTGCAAATTATGATCTAAGTGCTAAACATAAATTTCGAAATTCTTAACCTGATCGAAACAATAACTTCGCTGATTTCCTGTACTTTGATTTGCCGGGTTATCATACCTGAGAAGCATCATTGTGGGTTACTTTAATCGTTGGATTAGAGAGTAGCATAAGCACATTCACATGCAGTCAACTTGTGGTACATAATGTGTGTTTGTATGTTTAATAAATGATCAAAATTTAAATTGGTGATTTAAAAAATTTTTGAATGCATTTATTAAGAGAACATTTATGAGAAGAATTTTATTGAAACAAATTTTATTTTATTGAGTATGTTATTGTTAAATAGTTTGTTATTATTATTGTTATTTCAATCTTATAATAATAATAATAATAATAATAATAATAATAATAATAATAATAATAATAATAATAATAATAATAATAATAATAATAATAATAATAATAATAATAATAATAATAATAATTAATTTATTTTATTTATTATATATATAATATATTATTTATTTTATTATAATGAAATTCAATTATCATATTCATTTATACAAAAGTACAGTTTAGCGGCGTTGCCGCGTTACATAACACTTGTATCATTCAATTTAAATTGAATAAATACTCACTCTTAATAAATGAAAATTTTTGTGAAACTCCGCGATTATTTGGTTGTAAGTCTAAGAAAATTGCAGTTTATTTGTATATTTTAATAATAAATAGTTCATTTATTTTAGTAATTTACATTTAAATTTATTGGAGATTACAGCAGATGTTCACAGTAGATTACAATTATTTCGTAGATCATTCATTCTTCTCTGATTATTCTATTTCATATATGCCCGGTTTAAAAGTTAAAGATATGAACTCAGTAAAAGTTGTTATTAATGTAGACACAAAAACAGCTTATGTATATTGGGAATAATCAATTATGAATTTAATGATTGATCAGACATTAGAAAATAATATAACCGATTTATTAATAAAATATCGAGGGATTCAATCATCTATTAAAACTGTAAAAGAATCAATTTCTGATATAAATCAAACACTTTCTATATTAGAGTCTGAGCGAGATACATTAAAACTTTGTAAACCAATTATTGATGATATTATTAGTAAATTTTCTATCTCTCTTCTCAAGAAGTTAGAAGACTTATTGACAATTGGTTTGAAAAAGATTTTTTATGATAGGAATTATTCTATACAGATTAATGTAGTTGATAAACGTAATTCTAAATGTGTTGAATTGTTGTTAAATGATAATGGAAATCTTTTACCAGTTAAAGATTCTAACATAGCTGGCGGTATATTAGTTGTTATTGCATCTATTATTCAGATTTTCTTTATTATAAATTTACCCACAGTGTCTAAATACTTATTCTTAGATGAACAATTTAGTCAGCTGTCAAAACAATATGTTCCAACATTTATGGAATTTCTTCATACATTATGTGATGAAACAAATTTGTCTATTGTACTTATTACACATGATAATAAGTTTATAGAATACGGCGATAGAATCTATATTGCAGATAAAGGCAAATTTACATTACAGGAATCTGTATTGACTAATGCAGGTTAAAATATGGATCTCACAAGCTATTTTAACTCACTCCCAAAGATCGATTTATTGTACAATAAATATGCCACATTCTCACATTTCAATGGTAACCCATATAAACTTATTACTGGTTACGAAGTCTTCAAAAATAGCGAATTAGACCCGTTTATGAGGCAATTTGTAATTGACCAGGGTAAGTGCATTGTGATGCCAAATATACTGAATTCTGAGGTAATTGGGTTTGTAGTTAGATCAATATCTCAGAAGCAATTTAGAAATTATACAAAATGCAATTATATTCCTTATGGTGCTGGTGTAAATAAAAAACAATTTTATCAACCATGGATAATTGTAGAATCTGCTTTAGATTCAGATTTTTTAAGAACATTTTATCCATTTGTAATAGCTACAAATGGTGTATCTGTTTCAGCTAATTGTTTAAATTTTATAAAAGGCACATGTTCAACATGTTATTGTGCATTTGATAATGACGATGCTGGCGAAAATGCGTTTCATAATCTGTGTTATAAACATTCTGGAAAAGATTTTCATATTAAGCGTTTAAAACCACCTATATCGTTAGATGGTAAACCTCTTAAAGACTTTGGTGAAATTCTTGATTGTTTACATAATGGTAATATTGAAGATTACGATTATTATGTATCTTTAATTAAATGTCTTATGCTAAATGTTTAGTTTAGCTGATATGCTTTGTATATTATAATAGTAAATACAAATATAGCATAATAACAATTATATTGGAGACATATATTATATTATGGCAAGAACAAAATCAAGTAGTCCAAAACAGGTAATCCCAAAGTCAGAAGAATTTGTTACAGATGGTAAACCTAATAAGTTTTGCTGGGATTATATTGAAACATTGGCAAAAGTAGTTGTTGCAAAGTATTTTGCAAAATATTTTACTTTATTCGATAAAGATGACTTAGTTTCATTGGCTATTACAGATGCAGTGTCTTTTTTTCAAAAGACGATTGATTCTGGTGCATATAAAAATATGCAAAATGTTCGTAATGTCTTATTCACACGAATAAGAAATACATTATCGAATTTCATTTTCAGATCAAATAAGCTAGTAAGTACTGACGATGAAATTTTAGATCTTGTTGTTGTATATCCTAAAACAAATAGTATAAAGCACGATGTTCTCGACTTGCAAGATCTTTCTATTAATTCAATAGACGATTTCAGGACAATATCATTAAAAGCTTGGAATCTTTATAAGCCAAATGCTAAGAATGTAAAATATACTATTAATGATTCAAATAATTCAATTAATGATTGGGCAACTTATTCAGAGGTTAAAAATATGAAATCACCATGCGATTTATTATCAATATATGACTATTATACTGAAGATCAAATTGAAAATCTTGCAAATAAATTAGATTCTATTTCAGGTCAAAATTATTTTAATACATTATATCAATTACTTGGTGATAAATTTTTAGCATTCTTAGATGTGTTTCAGGAAGATAAGCTAGATATTCCATCAACAACATTAGTAAAAAATCTTTTGATTGATGATGAAGTTATTGCTGATTATTCAGATGGATTAACAATTTCAGAATTAGCTAATAAGTATGGTAAATCTGAAAGTTCAATTAAACGAATTTTAAATTCACAAGAAATTATTTAATACGGATTACATTTATTATGAGTAATGATGCTAATGTTAAAGATGATAACATTTCTCAGATTGTAAAAGTCGAGCATAAAAAGAATGATTCTGCATTTGATGTAATTGATGCAGCTGTTGTTGCAGATATTCCAGTTGAACTGTCAAGCAATTTAACATTATTAGCTAGAAAGCTTACATCATATCTTTCATATTATTCAGCTGCATCTTTAACACGATTAAATACATTAAATAAGTTTATTTCAGCCGCTGAAGATCGCTTATATAATGTAAATGTAGACAAGCTTGATATTAAAGAGCTTAATGCACGTTATAAAGAAGCAAAGAAGGCACAGGCTGAAATTATGACTATTTGCGGTCAAGTTTCAAAGCAAGCTGTTGATACTGATAATACAGCACGTATGGATGAAGTTTATAATCTTCTTAAAGGCTTAAGTAATCAAACACTTCTTGAATTAAAGAATGCTTTAACTGATACAGAAGATGATGATACATCAGAATAATTATATGATTATAAAATGATTGCAGATTTAATTGATGATAAATTACATATTAGATTAATAACACGAAATGTTATGTCTGTATATTCAACTGATAGTAAATATACAGACGATTTTATTTTAAAGCTTAAGCACTCATTTTATACTATTAACTATTCAGATAAACAATCATATTCAAATACATTTATTGCATATTTAGTAAGAGATTACAATAAATATAAAAATATATTTCGGTACATCAGTAAGTATTATAACATTAAAAAATTTACTGAGTACTTGAACTTTTTTGATAAAAATCATTTGTTGTGGTTGCATTTTTCTGATTTATCAGATGATGATTTGTGTCTTATTGAATGTTTAATATTATTACTTTCAAATAAACAGATTATCATTCTTGATTATTTTGATGATAGACCATTTGCATCACAGATGATGTCTTTACTATTCAAAATAGGATTAGAAGACAAATTAATTATATATCCATGTAAAGATGTAAACTTTGGTATAAATAATTCTACATGTCAATGCTTTGTACAATCGGTTGATTCAGTTAAAATACAAACTAGATTTTTAGATCATTATCTTTCTGAACAGTTAAATTCTGAAATTCATTATACTTCATATCACCCAGCTATTTATAATAGTACTAATAACTATATTATTCCACAAAAATATTCATACACACTATATGAAATTATTTTGATAATAATGTTCAGTATCAAAATGATATGCATAAAAATTTTTAATTGGAGGTATGAAATATAATGTCGCTTGATTATACCCGTGATTATTCAAATCACGTTTTATTAGACAATAAAGCAAAATATAGCAAAATATACAAACTACCAACTGAATCTGATGCAGCTGATATTGAAAAAGGTGATATACTTTTACTTCAAACACCATGCGGTAAATGGGGATTATTTATTGCATTATCAGCTGCAGATGAAGACGGTACACTTCATTTAGCTAAATATTCAGATCAAGAATTTATATCATTTGATGGTTATCTTGAAGAAAATGCATCGAGTTCAATCACAACAATAGGAAATTGTGGTTGTACTTAATTATATAACTTGGTGGTATTTATGGTGTATACATAGGGTATATGACATATATACTAACAAACAATGGAGAATAAACTATGACAGTTTCAAATGCAGAGTATTGTGGTTTTCTTAATGAATGTGAGTGCTTAATTTCAACAATTAAGACTTATATCGAATTTGAAGATCATTTATCAGGCTATCTTAGTGTTGATGAAAATGATGAAGATGGAAACATTACTAAACTTGCTCCAATGTCAAAAGAGCATTTTGTTACATTAAAAGATACTTCACGTAAAATTAGTTCATACGCCGATAGATTAAATACACTACTTAATAAATTTGAGCCAATGATAAATTCTGTCGCTAGATAATAAAATTATTTACCATTAAGTCCTAGATGATGTATATAAAATATATTTGTCTAGGACTTTTAATTTATTAATTACATTAGAGTTATAAAGATGATTCAAATAGTAAAATCTTTACTTGGAAATTCAGACACAGAATTTTATAACGAGCTTCAAATTATTCTTGCAAAAGAGAATAGTAATATTTTATCACCTGATGAGAGAGATGTATTTAATTATTTAAGCAAAGAATTTGACCACAATAAACAATTTCCAACAGCTGAAATTTTCTTATTAAAGTTTCCACAGTATAGAAATCAGCTAGATGAATTTGAAGCTTTTTCAATTTCTGATTTTCGATATTATAGAAAACAATTTATAACGAAACATCAGAATATAAATAAATCAAAGCTATTATATAAATTAGCAACTGAAGCCGCCGTAGATGGTATTTCACCAGAGATGGCTGAAACTATTCGTAAGCATGCAAATTTTGAAACGGTTGCTGAAGAAGAGCACTTGTCTTTTCGTGAAAAATATACTAAGAATATGAAGGATAGTGCTGGCTTAAAAACTTTTGTAGATCAAATTGATGATGATATTAGTTCAATTCCAAAAGGCGCTATGTGTACGTTAGCAGGCTTTACAGGATCATTTAAATGTGTTTCAGAAAATGAACGTATTTTAACAAACCGTGGAATGTTAACTATTAAAGAAATTTATAATATTGGTGTAAATTCTGATTTAATGGTTCAATCTGAATATGGTTTTAAAAAGTTAATTGCAGTTCATGATGAAGGACATAAAGATTCCTATATAATTTCAATTAATGGTATACCTGTTGAAACATCACCTGTACATAAATTTAGAGTTTTAACCGATAATGGCGAATTAGTTTGGAAAGAAGCTAAACATTTACAAATCGGTGATAAAATAGCACAATCTCTTAAAGAATCTAATCATACAGGTATTGATGATGATCCTGATTTTTGGAGATTATACGGTCAAATGTGCGGCGATGGTGGTCATACAAGTGATACATATTATTTATGCGGTGCATGCGATACATTAGATCAAATAGAATCAGAGAGATTATTTAGTAAATACTTTACTAAGTATTCAAAAACAATTTCAGCACCAAGAAAATATGATCATAAGTCACTCTTTAATTTAAGAGCATATAATAAATATGCTACTAGAGATGAACTAAAAGATTTTATTGGTAAAACATCAAAGACAAAAGTATTTCCAAATAAATTATATTATCTTAGCAGAGAATGTTGGAAAGCTTTTATTGTTGGTCTATATGAGACTGATGGTTGCTCAGGAAATAGTAATCTTGGATTTACATTATCAAATAAACAATTTTTAGTTTGCTTAAGTAGACTTTTATCAGGTATGGGAATTTCTTCAACATTACATCATCAAGTCAGCGATGCTTATCATTTATCTATTACAGATGCTACATCAAGAAATAGATTTATTAGTATTGTGAAGAATGTAACATTTAAAGCAAATAAAAATGAAATTATTGATCCTATTAAATATACTAATAGACCATTTCCAACACGTAGTCAATTTTTAAAAGTTAAAAATGATAAAAAGTTACTTTTAAATAGACAAGACTACAAGCTATTTGGTAGATTTGGTACATCACATAGCAACTGTTGCTTTGAAAAAATTAAGCAAGTTTGCAAAAATTATCCAATATTTTTAGAATCAGATTATTTCAACGAGATTTTAAGCGCTGAATTAACATGGCAACCAGTTACTAATATTGAACAGTCCAGTTGTTATATGTATGATTTAACTGTTGAAGGTTCACCAACATACCTATTAAACGGCTTTGTTACACATAATACAACATGGGCTGTAAATATGGCTGTAAAAAATGCTCTTGAAGGTAAGAACATTGCATACATTTCATTAGAGGTTGCTGAAGATCAGCTTGAATACTCTATATTAAGTCTATTTTCAAATGATAATCGTTTTACAAGAATGGGTTATCATCCAATTGAACATCAGAAAATTAGACAAAATAAATTGTATGAAGACGAATTAAACTTTTTATGTGATGTATTAGAACCAGAATATCAGAAGTCAATTGCACCAAATTTCCATATAATAGATCGATCTAGATTTAAGACATATTCAGAGAGCGAATTTATCGATATACTTTATCAGCTAGATGATGAAAAACCAATTGATGCTGTATTTGTAGATCATGTTGGTGAACTTGCATTAAGAAGCCCATTATATAATGGTAATAACACAGGCGCTATTATTAATAAATATGTATCATTTTTTGGTGAGTTAACAGTAGATTTTAGACAAAATAAAAATCAAAAAAGACAAGTAACGATGGTATTGCTAGCTCAGACAAATAGATCTGGTTATAAAGCTGCAGCCACATCATTTAGAAAATTATCATTAGTAACAAGACCAAATGATAAAAATAAATCACTTAATACACAAGTAGAAGGTTATAATTTAACGGCTCTATCAGATTCAAATGAGCTTGAACGATTTTCATCTATTGTAATGACTGTATTTGCAAATGATGATATGAAGATTGCAAAACAAGCTTATGTACAAGTACTTAAAACACGATATGGACAAAATGTTCCACCTACACCTGTTGACATTGAGCCTGAAGTATATTCATTTGGTGGCGATGCATCTGTAGATGAGTCTGAATTATCAGCTGATTTAGTAGATTCACTTGCTTCATGTGAAATTTCACAAAAGTCAGCAGGCACAAATATTATTTCAGATTTAGATGATGATATTTTTGGTTTATAGTTCATTATAGTATATTATAGACGTATATAATACATGTAGACTTTACAGCTAAGTTTTATTGGAGCATATAAGTATGGCAAAAGTTAAAGAAGAAAAAACTACTAAAACAAAGAAATCAGACTTTACTTCATTATATTCTGAATTGATGGATTTAACCACAAAAGAAGAGACATTTTGGCCTAGCGGAAGCATTATTTTTGACTCCATTGTATCAAATGGCCGTGGAATTCCTGAAGGCACATTTATTGAAATTGCATCTGAATCTGGTTGTGGCAAATCTACAATGTGTTTACATATTTCAAAGAAATACTGTTCACAGGGCAAACGAGTAATTTACATTGACACTGAATCAGGTTTAAATGGAAATCAGATTGATTGTTTTGGAATGAGACAGTATGTTGATGATATGTTGTTCATTCCTGTACGTTTACAGACATATGGTGAAGTTGATGATTTTCTTTGTAAAGTAATTAATGATCCTGATGTAGCACTTATTATTTATGACAGTATCACAGCAACAGTTCCAGCAAGATTAACTGAAAAGAATGTAGACGAAATGAATGAGCCTGGTGTTGCTGCACGTGCACAGTCAAATTTCATGCAGAAGTTTAAAGCAAGATTTAAGAATTCAAATAAAACTGTAATATTTGTAAATCAGCTAAGAACAAAGATTGCAATGGGATATGGACAAGTAACAAAATTAGCACAAGCAGGCGGTCAGGCACTTGGCTATTATATGGATGTTCGAGTTATGCTTAAAAAAATAAAAATGCTTGAACAAACATTAGAGGGCTATGAAAAACCTGTACCTTATGGAGCTGATCTTGCAATTTGGACTGATAAAAACAGATACGCACGTCCAATGTTGAAAAAGATAATTTCAATACATTTTGGTAAAGGTATTTCAAATGCTGGCGCTATTCGTCAGGTGCTTGAATATCATCATGTTGTTGAACGAGTTCCACGAAAAGGTTGGAATGTTAAATATCAAGGTGAAGATGTTTTAGTACCTAAAGATGATCTTGAAACATTTATTAAAGATCATTTTGAATACTTTGCAGAAGTTGCTGATAGTTTAGGTGGAATCGCATTAATTCCAAATGAAGATGATGAGGTTGTAGATTCAGCTGCTGAATTATCACAAGATGTAACATATGATCCAGATGATGTTGAAGAACAAGATGATTCATCTGATGAATAGTTAAAAATAAAATATAATATAAATCCCTATATAGATTATCAATTATCTATATAGGGATTACTATTATATAACGAGGTCAGCTTATGGCTTACAAAGACAATAATAAATTTGCACCAGAAGACTTTGCATCAATAGAAGTTATTGATGAATGGTGGTCAAAATATACTAAAAATAATAAAGAAAAAGATTCTGATGGTTATACACCATTAGGTGCAGCTGTATTAAATAGTGCACCTTTAGAATGTATTGCCCATATAATGGAGTTATATACTTTTAATAAACCTAAAACTAATGATAAAAGCAATCCATTTATTGATGTTGATAATGATATAAGTAAAGGTAGATCACCAATTGGTGTTGCATGTCTTGCAATGAATGCTGATGCTGTAGATGTACTTAGATCTAATTATTATGAGTATATTTTAAAAGATGAAGATGGTAACCAAATCCCAAAGCTAGATCATTATGGTGATCCTATTAATGCTGATGAATATATTATGTATACTTCTGTTCCATTATGGAATGAATATACTAAAGAAAGCTATAAATATAATAAAGTAAACCAGATAACTAAAGGATTTGGCCCAAAATTTCCGCCACAGCAATTTCCTGGTGATTTACATTATAAAAATTGTGATGATAAAAACGAAGCTGATCGGCTATATGCTGCAGCTTTACCAAAAGCTGATATTTTAATTAAACTTATTCCAAAAGTACCTGAAGGTTCTATAAAACCTAATTATAATGACATTACAGATGATAATGGAAATACATTAATCTTATTAGCTTGCGTTGCTGATTGTCATGAGTCTGTAGTACATCTTCGTAAGAATTGTGGTCATTTTAATGATATAAGTACTATTGATGATGATGATCCGGATCAAATTTTTATAAAGAATAATGATGATTTATCTGCATTTGATGTTGCACTAGAATCACAAGACACTGATCTTTTACCGCTATTACTCGATGGTCAAGTCCCAAGTCATGACTTTATTGATAAATTATTAGAAGTGTATTTTCATGAAAAAGCTAATAGAAAGATTAATAAAGTTTTAATTACACTTGTTACTGCTGAGCATATATATGATTATTATGTAAAAGCAGACAAAGAAGATGGTACAGAAGACAAATATGAATATGGCTATCCTGGTGATCAAGACTATATAAAATATTATATAATAGAATATATAGAAAAAGAGAATAAAACAAACTTATTCAATTTATTATTACCAAAGTATAATGATTCAGAAACCGGTTATGCGGTGCATCTAACAGAGTTTTTTGAAAAAAAGTGTAAACGTATAATTGCATTTTTATACAGAAAGTCATATATACCATTTAATATATCAGATCAGACAAATAAACTTAATACATTATTAAATTTTCATAGTAGTATTTTATATGCTGAAATAGTTAAGTTATTATATGATAGTCATGATGTTTCACTTCAGCTTATTTGTGATATTAGTGATAATATAAAAAGAAATAAGTGCATAGATAAAATATTTACTGGTGAATATAATAAGCATCTATTTATAGAGCTATTAAAAATAATCTCTAATAATACAAATGATGATATATTGGACCAGTATACTGATATACTTACTCATTTATATAATAATGGCAATAATGGCTATTTTACACTTAATAATATTGCTGAATTACAAGATGATCAATCTCTTGGTAAACCAGAAAAATTCTTATTTAATATTATTTATAAATTAGTTGGAAATGATATTGCTATTATAGAATCAAGCATTAATAGTACATATGATACATTTAAAGTTAATTACTGTATATATCTGTATACAGATAATAAAATTATAATTAATGATATTATTAGCTCATCATGTTCACCTGAATTTAAGTGTACTATAATTAATACATTATATAATGGTGAAAATTTAAAACTATATGATATATATTATATATATAATCATTATAATGATACATTATCTGGTTTACATAATGATTTGAAACCATTAATTGGCTATATGAAATATTGTGAAAATGATAGCATAACATCAGACTTCTTCTGGGCATACGACTTTAGCAATCATACTTCAGCTAATTGGCATAGTCCATCTACATCATATGTAGACATACCACCTATTACAGATGATACATTAG